AACAAACCTGGTAAGAGTGATGTTTTCATTGATGTCGAACTCTTTGCCCTCGACCTCAATATTCGTTTCTTCTCACCAGAAACTGGGCGTATTAAAGACTTTACCATGGGTGGTATTCTCGATATCCCATTCATGCGCCCAAAAGAGTTTGGATACGAAGTGGTCTTATCGAGACGGCGTGGTATCACCTATCGTAACCTGAACACTGGAAAACTCGTTACAGACAATCGAGTGTACATCGCGAGTAAAGAGTTTCTTATCGAAGACATCTATCTGATGCATAAACTGAAACTTAGACCTGAAAAAAAGGAAAAGGATCGTCAACGCCTCATCAAATTGGCGCGACTCTTCGATAAGCGTATCAAGTCCACGAATTCAATCGATGATGTGTTCAAGAGTGTTAGAGGAAAAATCGTCAAGCGAGCCCCAGTGGTGAAGAAAGATGCTAAAGTTCCTATGAACCGAGCAAAAAAGGTTGATCCCTATAAATACAACAAATTCACAACAAAACCGGTACAAGATAAACTCTCTAAACAACTCGTACACGGTCTCAAACCTGTCGTAAAGAATACGAAAATCAATGGGTACACCAAATCATCAGGAAACAAGCGTTTCAATCTTAACAATCTCAAATGGAAGAATGTGAAAAACAATTCATATGTGAAAAATGAGTACCCACTCAGAACGAATAAGGCTCTCACACTCCCCAAGAATCTGAACATCACTAAAACCCTATATGGGTATAAACCCAGGCGAAACCAATGGGTACCAAAAGAATTACTTAATAAAGCTGCAGCCATACCTTTTGTTGGTTTAAAGAAATGAAACCATCAGTATACATAAATGATCTACAACGCCCCCACTAAAGGTGAAGATGGTCTCTACTTTGTCAAGGTCCTCAATGATGATAAGCGTAAATCCCTGGTTCAACTCAATAAGGTGAAGATTACCGATGTGTCAGGGGAGATCATCATGCATCTCGGTTCAGATGCGAACATCGATAAGATTGATGGTGTCGACACTCAGAACCTCGAAGCTGCTCTCGAGAATTGTGAGTCTTGGTTTGGTAAGAAGGTTTCAGATGGTGTCATTAGGGGTGCCTACACCTCTACCATCAATGCCGGCTCGATGACCTGTGACCGCATCGAAGCGACCAAGGTGTTCAATACACAGCAGGAGGTCATCGATTTTGAGGCTGTCCAGCCCGAAAAGAATTGTGATGTCATTCTCGAATTTGCTGGATTCTGGTTCGCCAAGAAGGCTTTCGGTCCAACTTGGAATGTCGTCCAGGTGAAGGTCCATGATGATCCAATTGTCGACACTTATCCAGACGGTTATGCTTTTGTCGAGGATGAAGAATAAAAAAATTGTTATTATTATATAAAAGATGATGAAGGGTCGTAACCAGAACATTCTTATGTTGGTCGCCGTAGCTGCTCTTGTCTTCCTCCTTTTCACCATGAACTCCAAGTCCGCTTACTCTATCAGTGAGCGCGAGTACTCTGCCTTTGGTCCCGGTATCACCGCTGGTCCCACTGCTGGTTCCCTGGATGCGCCAGCCGATACGGTGTGTGATGGTATGAAGCGTGGCACCGGCCTCGCCTCGTCTCTCCTCCCCCGTGAGGTTGCCTCCGAGGAAGACTTCGGTCAGTTTGCCCCAGACGACATCCTCAAGGGACAGAACTTCCTGGAACCTCGTGCCCAGGTTGGCTTCCCCGAGACTGTCGGTGGTGCACTCCGCAACGCTAACCAGCAGATCCGTAAGGATCCCCCCAACCCCAAAGCGCCTTTCGTGTGGAACAATTCCACCATCGTTCCCGATTCGATGCAGCGTGGTCTCTGCGCTTAAAGAATAAACGAATAGTATTATAAATGACTTCTGTTTCACCTGACCTCTCCGGGAGTGTATCTAAACTCGTAGAGCTCAGCAAACAATTAGCCGAGGCGAAATCCGATATTAAGGTCCTCAATCAAGAGGAGAAGCGCTTGAAGGAAAATGTAAAAAAACATATGATGGATCAGGGTATTGACACCATCAACCTCAGGAAGGGTAAAATTAGCATTCGTAAATCTGTCAGGAAGGCTGGTATGAGTAAGGATTCTATCAAGGAAGGTTTAATGACATTTTTTGGTGGAGACGAAACTAAGGTAGAAGGAGCCCTAAATGCAATTAAAGATGGACTTAAAACGAAAGAATCCACTTCACTGTCCCTAACTGGTATAAAGGATAAACCAGAAAAAGAAGTAAGTAACTAATGGTCTGGAGCCAATACGTATACGAAGCGAACACCGGATTTGATACCGGTGTGAGTGATGATGAAGAAATTGTTGATAACGTTCCTCTGAATATCGAAGACTGGGAAGTCGAATACTCAGAAGAGCTATGGCATATATGGAATACTATCAGAACACTGATGGATGACGCCCGCGTCGAACATATGGGAGAATTTTGCGATTTTGTGGAGTTTTGTTACAAAGAACACGATGATATGGATGTTCTAGATATCCACTCCGAAAATGAAGAACTCCTTTATTACATATGGAAAAGACTACGAATAATCATTATTGATAATGGTCTGCATGAAGAAATGATGCGCGGTGCTACTTTCAACCATTTTGTCGACTTTTCTAAAAAATATATGTGCCTATATTAAATGCTCCCCGATATCACTTCCCAGAAAGTCGCTATCCCCGCCGCCCTTTTTTTGGCGCTCAGCCCAGGTGTTCTTCTGACCACCAATGGGTCAAAGGTAACTTTCATGAACCGCAAAACAAACCAGTCGGCGATCTTCTTCCACGCCCTCGTGTTTTTCCTCGTGTACAGCCTCATCGCCAAGGCTATGGGTCTCGTGCTCACCAGAACCGACCTTGTCGTAACCACCGTGCTCTTCCTCGCGTTGAGCCCTGGTCTTCTCCTCACTCTCCCCCCAGGTTCGGGTGGTGTGATGCGATCAGGTCAGACCAGTCTCGAAGCGTCTCTGACACACGCGATTGTATTCGCCGTGGTTTTCGCGCTTTTGCGTCGTCAATTTCCTCAATTCTATTAAGTAGGAAGATGAAATACCTCGTGCTAGGGCCAGCGTCTATGGGTATATATTCCATGATAGGTACCCTAAAAGCTCGAGAGTCTGAACTTGTCGATGTGAAAGAAATTTCAGGGTCTTCCGCTGGTTCGATTTTAGCACTATTCTTAGGAGTTGGAATGTCTATTGATGAAATTTTCGAAACTTCATTGAATTTGAATGTCCCCAATTTTGTTAAGATACGCATAGGGTCCTTTTTTAACAAATTTGGTTTTGTTGACATGGCACCTATCCGTAAAAAATTTGTGGAGATATGTGGATGTGACCCAACATTCAAAGAGATTGAAATGAAGATTTATATTTCAGCATTTTGTATGAATACAGCCGAAACCGTTTATTTTTCTAAAGATACACACCCAGATATGAAGGTGATAGACGCTGTGTGTATGAGTATGGCAGTGCCTTTCATATTTGCTTGTGGCAAGTATAACGGTGAAACCTATGTAGATGGGGGTATGAAAGAGGAGTACCCATTAACACCATTCTTCGATAAAAAACCACACGAAGTCACGTGTATTAAAATTAAGATGAATCGAATGTACCAAGATGACATTGAAACCCCAAAACAATTTGTCGAAACCCTTGTGCGTTCAGCACTTTCTAATCGGGTGACTTATGATACACCAATAGAAATACTCGAAATCAATGTAGAAGACACGGATGTCTTTGATTTCAACATGAGTTATGAAGAGAAAATTCAGTTATTTAACAGAGGATATACTCTTTGACAGCCTAATGTGGTTACATTTAATTAAGGCTGACCACTCCTTAAAAATCAGGTCTCTTAAAATTGGGACATCAAATTATTATAATTTTTTGTTAGTTTAATATATATGACTGACGCGTGCGACCCCAACGCGGATCTAGATACTCTCAGGAAACTCATAAGAATGAATACCGGGAAATCCATTAAACTAACAAAAGAAGAAATATGTGAAGTCTATGAAAATATTCAGGGAGGCAAACTACCTTTACCCCCTCTCATCATGAACTCGACTAAAACATATTTGGTCGATAAAAAGTCACCGTTGACATCCAAAGACTATGAATTATTTTTTAGCTCCACAGTCAGACGCAAAGACCTTGTACGCTTTGCGAGAAAAGTTGGTCTTAAGAAGATTGAAAATCTTAAAAAATGCGATCTACAGCATGCCATCGGTCAGCGTCTCCGTGGTATGAATGTTCACGAACCTGTAAAGTTTTCTCGGAAGAGAATTCTTACCAAAAAGGGTGTTACACCCAAGAACAATGTAGGATTATTGAATAACATAGGTCCCACGAACGAACCAAAAGGGTTGAACAACGGGGGCGTCAATAACGAACCAAACAGGTTGAACAATGGGGGTTTCAAGAACGAACCAAACAGGTTGAACAACGGGGGCGTCAATAACGAACCAAACAGGTTGAACAACGGGGGCGTCAATAACGAACCAAACAGGTTGAACAATGGGGGTTTCAAGAACGAACCAAACAGGTTGAACAATGGGGGTTTCAAGAACGAACCAAACAGGTTGAACAATGGGG